GTGGGGGGGGGTAACTGGTTGCCCGAAAAGGCGCAATTTTTTCGTCGCGCATCGCATTTAATTCTCATGTTTGCGTCTCGTTAATCGAGATCGGATTGGCGTTTTTATTATTCCTCGGCTTCTTTGGCCGATTGGCTGTAATTGTATTTATCTATCGTGTTATTTTCATATTATATGGACACTTACCACCGCTCATACGCATGGAATCTGTTATCAACAGCTATCCTTATTGCGTATGCTCAATGGAGAGCCTTGAGCTTTCGGCATAGGACGACAGCCCCCGCCGAAGCGAAGCTGCCTATCCCGAACGCGATCCTGACATGCTCAACGGAGCCGCCCGTCGCCCTCGACCCGTTTATGGCAAGCAACGCCTAAACGGTTGACCGCAGCTTGCGAGGGGTTTGCTCCCCCGGCGATCCTCCCTCGGTCTTTCGGACTGGAGTTCCGGCTTGATCGCAGCCCACGCTACCGGAAGGACTGCGCCCGCGCGGGACACTCAACGCAGTCGCCAGAGGATGACTCCGGCAAATCAGTAGGTATCGCAGCGAATATCCGCTCGTCAAGAACAATGGCATCTTGAGGATAACATTTTTTTGAAAGCCTCTTGCCTTTTGTGTAATCATCATGATAACACTGGAGGACAAATCAGAGGCCGCTATGTCTCCCTACCTTCGATCCGACCGCGTGATTTCAGACATGGCGATGGCCCTGTCTTGGATCTCCGACCTTTCCGACATTCGCTTAGTGCGCCGGGAATTGTCCTGCGCCGGCTTCAACGAAGACGACGTGGATCACTACGCCGAGTGCGCCGTTGTCTACGCCATGCACCGCCGCGCGCTTATGGGCGGCCCCAATCAAATGACCGCACCGGAGACGCATGATGAAGATAAGTGACGCGCCTATGACCGCTGACATCGCCGGCGCATTACAGCGTACCGATACTTGGTATGCCGACCGCTGCGGCAAGGTGACGGCCAGCCCGATCCTCAAGGTCTATAAGAAGCTTAAGAACGGCGGCTATTCGTCAGAACGCGAAGGCTACTTCTATCAGGTCTTAGCCGAAGTGCTGACCGGCGTTCCGGCGTCCGGCTTCAAGAACGCCGCTATGCAGCGTGGCATCGACAAGGAAGCCGAGGCGCGCGAAACGTATCAGCGCAAGACCAATTATCCAATCTACGAAGCGCCGTTTATCCCGCATCCGCGCATTGATCGCGCTGGCGCAAGCCCTGACGGCTTTGTCGGTGAGGACGGCCTTGTTGAGATCAAAGCGCCCACGGCGGCTACCACGGCCAAGGTGCTGCTAACAGACTATCTCGACGAGACTTACGCCGCGCAGATTCAGTGGCAACTCGCCTGCACCGGCCGCCAGTGGTGCGATTACGTCGTCTACGACGACCGTATGCCCGAACACCTTCGCCTCTACGTCCGTCGCATCAATCGCGATGACGCGCTGATCGCTGACGTTGAGAAAGAAGTCGTGAAATTCCTTGACGAGATCGACGCCGCCGTTGCGACGCTGACACAGAAATACGCTGCCGCGTAAGCGCCAGATACGAAGTAGCTGCTTAATCAGGAGAACAATATGAAGCTTCCGAAACCAAGTGAAGGCGGGAACCGTGAACCCGTCCCGGCCGGCACACACCTTGGCCTATGTTACCGTTTTATCGACATGGGAACGCAGAAGACGGAGTATCAGGGGCAGGTCAAGATGACCCGCCGCGTGATGATCTCTTGGCTTGTTCCCGACGAGCTTATGTCGGACGGCAAGCCGTTCTCGGCGCACAAGACCTACGCTTGGTCAATGCACGAAAAGGCTACGCTGCGGCATGATCTGGAAAGCTGGCGCGGTATGGCTTTTACGCCGGATGATTTCGGCAAGTTCGACACGAAGAATCTGCTCGGCAAGCCGTGCATGTTGACCGTGACGCAAGAGACGAAGCCAGACGGCCGCGTCTTCTCCAACGTGTCCTCAGTCGGCAAGCCGATGAAGGGTCTGGTCATACCGAAGCTGACGGAGCCGACCGTGTATCTGTCGCTTGAACCGGGAGACTTCGATCAGGCGGCTTACGATACGCTTGGAAACGGCCTTAAGGAGCGCATCGCGCAGTCGCCGGAGTTTAAGTCGCTCGGCGCAAAGCAGACGCAGGAAGCTTATTCCGATGACAGCCTGAGCGCTGGCGCTGATCCGTCCGACGATATTCCGTTCTGACATGAACAACGCATTCGCCGGCACCTACAGCGATTTGCGGTTTGTCAAAAGCCGCAAAGTCGCACAGGTCGTAATCGAATTGCCAATCGAACAAGCCAACCGCTTTCTTCAAGCGTTTGGCGCTCCCGACCCGTCTAGCGAAAGTTGGGTAGCAATCGCGAGATTAAATCATGCACCTGAAACAGAAGAAGCCGTCGAGCCTGAAAAGCCACGCCGCCAGTGGAATGACATGCGCCCATCCGGTCGCGCGGCTTTGCTCTGCAAAGAAACGTCCTTCATGGCTTTTCTCAAAGTCCGTTCTGAAAAGGAGGCGGTTGAGAAGCTGCGCTCTCATTGCGGCGTCAGAAGCCGCAGCGAGCTAGATGAAGACGAGACTAAGCGTATGAAATTTGAATTTGTTGAGCGCGACTTTGAGAAGTGGCGCGAGCAAAAGCATTTTTGAGGCGACGTAAATGGCTGACCGGATTCAAAGTTCTGCCGCCGCTAAGATGCTAGGTATTTCTACGCGCCAGATTCAGCTTATGGCGGCAAGGGGCGAATTGCCCGGTGCCGCTAAAATTGCGAGTGTGTGGACGTTCAATCCAGAAAAACTAGAGAAGTGGATTGAGGAAAGGGAACAGTCATGTCAGCAGAAAACCCTGACAGAAATCTCGTTCGTCGCGGAGAGACATATTGGATTCGAGCCTACGTCAAAGGAAAGCTCATCCAGAAGTCGCTACGAACAAGCGATGTCAAAGTTGCGCGAAGTGAGCGCGACAAAATGCTCAAAGAAGCAGCCGATTGGGCCTATCGCGGAGATCGTGTTGTTACATGGCTCGACGCGGTAGCCGAGTGGATCGACCACGAAGGAAAGCATCTGCCGGCGAACACCGCCAAGCGCTACCTTGTTTCGCTGAAACAAGTGGAGCCGTTCTTTGACAAACTGAATATTGCCGCGATCAACGGCAAGATTGTTGGCGATTACGCCAAAGTGCGCAGGAAGCAAGGCGTTTCACCGGCGACGATCCGGCGTGACCTGACGGCTATATCGCGGGTGCTTGACTACGCCATTACGGAAAACTGGCGCGAGGATAATCCCACGCTCAGCCGCCGGCGGCTTATCAAGGAGCGGCGCGATCCGATCACGCTCCCTTTGTCGGAGGACATTGAAGCCATTATTGCCGCCGCGACGCCGGAGTTTGGCGCACTGATTCGGGCGGCGTGGCTGACCGGGTGCCGTCAGAACGAAATCGTCACCGTCCGCTGGCGTGATTATGACGCCGTGAGGAAGACGCTGCGGGTCATAGGCAAGCGAAACAAGATGCGGGTCATATCCTTGCGCCCGACGCCAGAAAAGGACTCCACGGCCTTCTTTGAGGCTCTGCCGAGGAAGCGTGGCACTGACCTGATATTCCCCAAGGACAACGGCTTTATTTTCGCGCAAGCAGCGTCCGACTTCACGCACCTGCGCCGCACAGTGATGACGAAAGCCGAAAAGGAAGGCCGCCGGTTTGACCGCTTCCGCTTCCATGACCTGCGCCACCTGTTTGCCGTCGAAGCGCTCAAGGGAGGCATGAATATTTATGACCTGCAAAAGCACATGGGCCACTCATCCGTGAAGGTCACGGAGGATTACCTTGAGCATCTGACGCCAGACGAAGCGGCAAGAGCGATCAGAGGCGTGTCCGACATGTATATGCAAAATCATATACAGCGCGCTTAAACCGGCAATCTGTAGATAAAATCTGGCAAGCAAAACATGAGGTTAGAAAGTATGCAGCTAAACTCACCGAATGTCTTGAAAACCGCCGTGGGGGCAACTCCACCGAGAGTTCGAATCTCTCCCCTTCCGCCACTAACCAACGGAAATATCAGGCATTTTGGTTCCGGTAAAACCGGAACAAAACGCTTTGCGTCCGACGCAAAAAGCGAACAAAAAGCGTCCCTGCGCGTATACAGTATATACAATTTTATATACAGCTCCGGCCGCCGATTCCTCGTTTGTTCACGGGGGGCGGCATGAGCCAGCTATCCGCCCAATCCATCCGCCGGCTCTGTCAGGCTGACCCGCCGCTCATCACCCCGTTCGTCGGGGAGAAG